AAGCAGGACGCCCATAGCAGTAAGCTAATGGGTGCAGACACGGTTAAGCTCTGTGAAATGCAGGGCTTTAAGCCAAGATTAGAGAACGACAATCAAAGTCGTACTGAAGCAAACATCTATGGGTTCAAGGCAGAGTTTGCCGTGGCCCGGTTATTCGCTCTGGAACCCCCAACCATCAACGTGCTGACAGACGGCGGCGTAGATCTTTGGTGTGGTGATAGTTCGATTGATGTGAAGTTTACTAACGCAGAGTTTGGCCCATTGGTCTTCGATCAGATACCGAAGTTCCGGGCCCAGATAGCTGTGTTGGTAGGGAGAACCGAAGATCCAAATGTAATGCGGATCAACGGATGGATAGATCGCAGGACGTTCAAGAAAGAATGTAGCCCCGTTAATTTCGGATATGGCGACAGACTGAAGATGGAACACGATGAGTTGTTCCCAATTGAAACCCTGTGGAAACGATTAATGGAAACTAAATTTAAAGGGGAATAATGTGAGTGTAGTAATTGTATTGGACTTAGAAACAACGGTTCAATTTGGTGAGGATAAAAGTAAGGACAACAGCCCATACCATCCAAAGAATAAGATCGTCTCTTCTCATTGGAGAATGATTGAAGACGGAGAACTAGGCCCAGCGCGTCGGGCTATATTTAATCATAATGAGCAACACGGCTTGTACGCCGATAGCAGTGAGCCGATGAAGGCAGACCTTAAACGGGCTGAGTTAATCGTATGCCATAATGCTAAATTTGACGTGTCCTACTTATATGAGTCAGGTTTCAGTACACCAAAAACAGTGTACGACACGATGATTGGTGAGTACATCCTCGCACGAGGACAACGCCAAGAGCTATCACTCAAAGCTACAGCCGAACGCCGGGATGTCACCCGTAAGAAGTCCGACCTAGTAGATGACTTGTTTAAGTCAGGTACCGGGTTTGAGGCCATGCCCTTGGCTACGGTCATAGAGTACGCAGATGCCGATGTGCTATCTACTGCGGAGATCTACCAAGCCCAACAAAAAGATCTTCTAAAAGAGTCGAACGTCGGCCTACTACCAACCTTTACTCTAATGAATGAGATGTTGCTATTTTTGGTGGAGCTAGAGCGCAATGGTATTGCAATAGATACCGATACTCTGGGTGCAGTAAAAATACAATATGAAGCAGAGAAGGTACAGATAGAGAAAGATCTAGATGCCATCGTTGCTGACGTGATGGGTGACACGCCTATCAATCTGAACAGTGGTGTAGATATGACTGCCGTTGTTTATTCGCGCACAGTAAAGGATAGGAACTACCATAAGAACGCATTCAACATAGGCGTCAATGCCCGGGGCAAACCATTACCACCCCCTCGTATGAATGCTAGTAAGTTTGCCAACACCGTTCGTAAGTCTACCCGCCGGGTAATGAAGACCATAGCTAACCACTGTGATGTCTGTGAAGGCAAAGGTAGGCTACAAAAGATTAAGGTGAACGGGGAGCCCTATAAGAACCTATCCAAGTGTACGCACTGTGATGGGCGGGGCTATACTTTAACTGAGACAGGGCAAGTGGCAGGGCTCAAGCTAGTGCCTACCCAAGCTACCGACGCCAGCATCAACGGGTTTAAAACAGATAAGTTAACGATCAAGAAGTTGATTGCTCAGGCCGAGGCAAAGGACAACTTAAAGGCAATAGAGTTCCTTACCAAGACCTCTAGACTAAACGCTATCTCTACTTACCTAGACTCGTTTATTAAGAACATCGAAGGATCTACCCGTGCAGATGGGATACTCCACGCGCAGTTTAACCAGTGCATAACTCGTACCGGTAGACTGTCCTCTTCTAACCCTAACTTCCAGAACATACCCAAGGGCCATAAGTTTCCCGTACGGAAAGCCGTACACTCTAGGTTTGATGGCGGCACGATTATGGAAGCCGACTTCTCTGGGCTAGAGTTTAGAGTAGCCGGGGAACTTTCTCAGTGCCCTACTGTCATCGAGCAGATACTGGATGGGTTTGACGTACACAAACAGACCGCCGCCATTATTAATCAATGCTCAGTGGATGATGTTGATAAGACTATGAGACAAGCGGCAAAGGCGTACACGTTCGCGCCGTTGTATGGCGGGATGGGTGCTAATGAGCCCCCGCATATCCAAGCCTACTTCAAAGAGTACTTCAATATCTACAAGGGCCTAGCACTGTGGCACCGTAAGCTAATGGATGGTGTGCTGAAAGACGGTCTTGTTCGTATACCAAGCGGCCGTGAGTTTTACTTCCCTAACGCTCGGAGGCTAGGAAACGGTAGGATAACTAATGCTACTGCCGTAGTTAACTACCCTTGCCAATCGTTCGCTACTGCCGACTTAGTCGTAATGTCCTGTGTCCGGGCCCACCAAAGATTTATCAAGGAAGATTTTAAATCAAGATTGATCTTGACGGTTCATGATTCAATTGTGGTTGACGTTCACCCGGATGAAGACGCGCAAGTGATAGAGGCCCTGAAGTGGGCTATGGGCGGGTTAGCCGAAGAGGTCAAAGAACGCTATGACTATGAGCTTTCACTACCCCTCGATATCGAGATTACCCAAGGCCCAAATTGGATGGAACAAGTTGAATTGGATATTGACTAGTGCCCTTAACTGAGGTACATTATAATTCCTTAACTAAATACCTTATAAAGGTAACTACTGGAGAAATTTATGAATGAACTTGCAACTATTAGCAAAAGTGAACAATTGGAACTTGCCGCCGCTATGGGCATGGGTGGTGGTAGCGGTGACGCTTCTTCTGATCGTCTACCCGAATTAAAAATTAACTACCAAGAAGAGAACGACCAAGGTCAGTCACTTCCTCGTGGTCAATTCTTTGTGCGAGGTACAGACGATGATCCTGTTTTCGCCAAAACGGTGAACTTCCGTCCACTTAGCCAACTGTTCCAATGGATTCAGTACGACCCTGAAGAGAACAAGGTTAAGAACAAAACCTTGATGATCCCAATGCTACGCCAAGAAGCCCGTGACATGAACGGTACGACACGTTGTGGTAAGCCTACCAGTAACGTATTGCGTGAGATGTCTAAGGAAGATCAGAAGCGTTACAGCGACATCAAATGCTTCCGTCAGGTGCGTGGCCTAGTGTCTTACGAAGGTAAGAATGCAGATGGTGACACAGTAACTGTCGAGAACCAGCCTGTTATTGTCATGCTGAAAGGATCTAACTTTAACCCGTTTGAAGATGAGTTCCTGAAGAAATTACCTCGGGGCCGTAAGATGCACGAGTATACAGTCAAGGTGGGTGCCACTAAGACTAAAGGCTCTGGCGGTAACATATGGTGGGTAATGAACTTTGACCCTGATCTTGTTAACGCGCTTCCAATGGATGAGCAGATCTTTGAGACAGTCAAAGTAATGCATGACATGGTAAAGAACGAGAACGAAAAGATTCAAGCGTCTCATGAGAAAGCTCTGCGTAACAGCCAGCTATCTGATGATGCTATTGATGCCCTCGATAATATATCTAGTGACTTGGAAGATGATTTAGCCGACGAAGCGTAATCGTACCTTAACTTTAAACGAGGTACTTTATGTCTCTAAACATTCTTGAACACCAACTTCATATGGTACTTGATAAGCTCTCTAATGGAGAGGTTGTAGAGTATGAAGAAAGCTGGATAGACGAAGCCGGGGAGATGTTTAAAGACACTCTCCGCAAACAACTAAAGCCTCGTGAAGATGCGTTCCGCATTCGTATGTCGAATGTGGGCCGCCCTTCTTGCCAACTCCAACAGGAGAAGGCTGGCACCCCTAAATCCAAGAACCCCTACAACAACATTGTCCGCTTTATGCTGGGCGATGCGACTGAGGTATTGGTTGAGTTATATCTTAAACTAGCCCGAGTAAATATTACTGGGGGTAAGGATAAGGTACAGCTTGATGTGGGCGATACCACCATCCTTGGTGAGAACGACGTTGAGATAGACGATAAGGTCTACGATACTAAGTCCTCTAGTCCTTGGGCCTATGACAACAAATGGAGTCAGGGCTGGGAAGGCGTAGCTAAGGACGATGCGTTCGGTTATGTACCTCAGTTATTGGGCTACAGTGACGCCTCGGGTAAAGAGCCCGGCGGTTGGCTTGTTGTTAATAAATCCACAGGTGAGATCAAGGTTGTAGACGCTGAGTTTACCGACGCAGATAAGCGTGGAATCCGGGATAAGATCGCGGCTAATGTGGAATTGATAGCAACAGATGCACCTTTTGAAAGATGCTTTGAACCGCAAGACGAGTACTTCCGTAAGCAACTAACCCCCAACAAAAGGCTGGCTATTAACTGTACGTTTTGTAACTACACAAACGCCTGTTGGCCGGACGCGAAGTACCGCCCTCAAACTCACAGCAAGGCTCAAAATCCTCGCTACCACTGGTATGCGGAGTATGACGATGACCTTTAGAAACATACGCCGTAGAGCTATTGCCAATGGGTACCGGTCTGGTCTGGAAGAAGATATAGGCCTACAGCTTAAAGAGGCTGGAGTAAGGGCTGAGTATGAACCTTTCCGCATTCCTTTTACTGTCCCGGTGCAGGGCCGTCACTACACTCCTGACTACGTTTTACCTAACGGTATCGTAATTGAGAGCAAAGGGCGCTTCACTCCTGAAGATAGAAAAAAACACATCTACATCCGTGACGAGTACGGCGAGGCGTTAGACCTTCGCTTTGTATTCAATAACCCTAGAGGCAAGCTCCGTAAGGGTAGCAAGACTAGCTACGCTGACTGGTGTGAGAAGAATGGGTTTATGTTCGCGGCGAAAGAAATCCCGGGTGAATGGCTTAAAGAAAAACCTAAAAAGCGTTCATTAAATTTACTTAGTAAACTTCGAGAAACAAAATGACGGATAAGTTTGTAGGAGCATTTATAGAACTCGTCCCGAATGAAACTAGCGAAGGGATAGATTTTAGGTTTGGTTGGGAGTTCCCCGACAACATGGATCCAGAAATAGAGGATTTGTTTAAGAACCTAGTAGCTGGGATCTTCGGCCTGATGAGTAGTCAAGATGAAGAGATTATCGCCATAGGTGAGATAGTCCGTAATGTGTCTGGGTTTGATGAAAGTATCAAGCCTGTAGCAGAGAACGAGATTATGTTTACTGCGGACGAGGAGCTTCTTGGTAAGCTGGAGTCTTCATCAAAAGTCATCGACATAAGTAAGTACAAACCACAAGGCGACGAATGATGAGTGATTTATTTATTGGCCTGTGTGGAAAGAAAGGCTCCGGGAAATCCTATGTAGCCAAGAACATGAGAGATAGTCGGGGAGCAAAGATCATTCGCTTTGCCGACACTCTTAAAGACATGATGCGTGTAATGGGATTTAACGAGGGCCAGATAAACGGCGACCTTAAAGAAGTAGCCTGTGACATGTTGAATGGTAAGACCCCAAGATACGCCATGCAAACACTCGGAACTGAGTGGGGCCGTAACTTACTGCACGAGAATATCTGGGTAGATATGCTTGTTGCCAAGGCGAACAAAGAGACCGGTATTGTTGTGGTTGATGATGTTCGTTTCCCAAATGAAATAAAAGCAATCCGCGAGAACGGCGGAGTGGTAGCGTGGGTAGAACGAGTTTCTGTCTATGAAGGTGATGATGAACACGCTTCCGAAACTTCGGTTAGTGCGGCGGACTGCGATGTCTGGATAGACAACACCCTACCCATCTCTGAAGTGCTTACCAACGTGGAAGGTTGGGCGCGATTGCAGAAAGATATTAGGAATAAAAATGAAAAATAAAGTTAATATTGACTTAGAAAGAGATGGATTATTTGATGACCTCGGACTCACAAGACTACGCGAAAGCTACATGCGCGAAGACGAAAGTAGCCCCCAAGAAAGATTTGCCTACGTCTGTGAGCAATTCGGATCCAACCCCGATCACGCCCAGCGCCTCTACGAATACACCAGTAAACACTGGCTGTCGTTGTCCACGCCAATCCTCAGCTACGGCCGGAGCAAAAGGGGTATGCCCATCAGTTGCTTCTTGTCGTACCTCGACGATAGCGCAGAAGGATTAGTAGATACTCTATCCGAAGTAAATTGGCTGTCTATGCTAGGCGGCGGTGTTGGTATCCATGTAGGTATCCGTGGCTCTGACGATAAATCAGTTGGGGTAATGCCTCACCTGAAAGTCTATGACGCAAGCTCACTGGCCTACCGACAGGGACGTACCCGTCGCGGCAGTTATGCGGCATTCCTAGATATAAGCCACCCGGACATTACAGCGTTTGTCGAGATGCGTAAGCCTACGGGCGACCAGAACTTCCGAACACTGAACCTACACCACGGCGTGAACATAACGAATGACTTCATGAACCTTATCGAGCAGTCAATGCGCAATGAGGACTTCGATGACTCATGGGACTTAATCAGCCCTAACAACGGTGAAGTAGTCGAAACAGTATCGGCTAAGGCACTATGGATTAAGCTACTAGAGATGCGTACCCAGACAGGTGAGCCCTACTTGGTGTTTATAGATAATGCTAACGATGATCTGCCTGAATGGCTAAAGAGCCAAGGTTTGAAAATCAACGGCAGTAACCTATGTACTGAGATCTTCTTGCCTACGTCTATGGATCGAACTGCGGTCTGCTGTTTGTCCAGCCTGAATATCGAGTACTACGATGAATGGAAGTCTGAGCGTAAGTTTATCCCGGACATCATGGAGATGTTGGATAACGTGCTGGATCACTTTATAGAACATGCACCTAAGACCGTCTCCAGAGCCGCTCTATCAGCATCTAGAGAACGATCTATCGGCATTGGTACCCTTGGTCTACATGCTTACTTTCAGAAGCGTGACATGCCTTTAGAGGGCGTCATGACTAAGGTAACTAATCGTGAGATTTACCGTCATATCGAGAAAGAATGTAAGCGAGGCGACAGACAGTTATTTGAAACCCGTGGGCCATGCTACGATGCTCAACAGGCGGGTGTCGAGCGTAGATTCAGTCATTGGACTGCTATCGCTCCTAACGCCTCTAGCTCTATTATTATGGGTAACACTAGCCCTAGCATTGAACCTTACCGAGCCAACGTATTTCGCCAAGATACAATGTCGGGTGCGTACATACAAAGAAACAAGTTTCTTGAAACTAAGCTAGAAGAACTTGGTCTAAACACTCAGAAGACGTGGGCTAGTATCACCGCCAATGATGGCTCTGTTCAGCACCT